GTACTTGGCGACTTCGGTAATCTTGGCAAAGCCAATGTCTTCGTTGTTTTCGCTCATGCTCACGCTCATTTGAAGATGTCCTCGACCAACATCGTTGTAGAGGGATGCTTCTGCGCCACAGGAGCCTCCTGGTTCGTTTGTTTGGGCTGGAAGGACGTTAGATATGCCCGAATATCCGAAGGGCTGTAGCGAACGGTACGAGCGCCAATCCTGGTAACCTTCGGCCCAGTGTTGATCCGGCGCATAGTGCGGATCTGCTGAACCGATACGTTCAAGATCTTTGCGACATCGCCTTCCCGGAGAAGCGGTTCAATCGGCATATTGTTGTTCATCATTTCGCTTAGTGTCATTGTCTTTCACTACGTTTATTCCTTTTTATCTTGATGCCTGTTTCCTCATAGAGTGTGCCAGACATCATGTAGTGTAGCACATCTTCTTCCTTGTATCGTACAGATGCACCAAGACGCAAGAAGCACGGTCCTCTATTCTGGCTTCTCCATTTGCGTACGGAGGACACAGAGGCACCTGTCAGCTTTGCAACGTCAGTATCGAGTAGGAGCGGTTTCCCTAGCATATTCAATAGCTTATGCTTTTCAGGGAGTAGCAGGAGGGAGGGACGTGCCTAAACTTGGCGCGTATCGTTAAAGTTGCTTAACCTGCTTTAGCTCGCCCCCGCTGCTCAGGCGGGGGCTGTCGGGTAGTTGTGGGTTTTCCTTTTTGTCGTTTGCTTTTATTCTTTTCCTTGTTTGAATTTTTAAATCTAACGCTATCTGGTGATAGCGCCAAGAGACTGGCCAAGGTCCACAGTTTCCACGCTGCCACTTCCAGAACAACGGTGATTCTCCTTTGCTCAATAGTGTTAGCCAGTCACTTCGCGCTACCCCTTATCCAAAAAAAAGACAATAGGGCTTTTCTTGGGATATACCATATACAGATCCAGCGCGTAGGCTTTGTATATAATCTATAGAATATCTAAGATAATATACTCTTATCTATACATTATAGAATTGCATCTAAAATATAGATAAGAAGGAAGGTATATGCAATATCTCGGGTCTGATCCTTTTCCTTCGGTTTCCAAGCTGGACCAAGGCATCCCAATGTCCCTGGCCCGTCATCTCTTTAACCTAGAGCGTAAGCATTGATTCTCTAGGTGAATGCCGATAGTGGGTGGCTACCAGAACTCAGTACCGCTCTTTGAACTGCGGCCCTATGGAAAATTATTGTCGTCTCACCAGTGCTTTCTTGAATCCATGGCTATCTCAGTGGTGATGCAGCCGCCATAACGTCTGCCTGAGAACCTTTCGGCACATTCATCATACAGCACCCTGATCGCAATCGCAACAGCAATTTTATGTGGCGCTGTAGCAGTCTGTGGTATACAATCTGTCTACATGGATAAAGAACAATTGATTGAGATGGAGTCGATGCGTTGCGCGATGAAGCGTGTAGAGAAGGAAGGCGGCAGCGCAGAGGAGGTCTGCGAGATCCTCGAAGAGGAGCGCCAAAGAGAGGAGGCAAAGGTAAAGGAGGGGGAGGAGTGGTGTCGTTCCCTGGCACCGTTCATTAAAGAGCTAACGGGGCAAGAATTGATCGGCGCAGAGTATCAGGGGTTCACTACGGGGCGCAGGACATTCAAGCTGTTATGCTCGTAGTGCGTGAAGAGAGAAGAGGTCGTAACGGAGAGGGAGCTATCGAAGTACCTGAAAGTCTCCGTGCCTTGCCTAAAGTACTGGCGCAGTGTAGGGTACGGCCCCATCTTTTCTAAAACCAAGAGAGGCATCGTTGTGTACGAGATCGCCCACATTACAAATTGGCTTTCGTCTTGTTTGGTAGATCCCAGGAAAGAGCAAAGCGAAGAAGAAGATTTTCTAATAGTAGACGGCGCTTACGAAATTTACGTCTCAGGCAAGAAGTAGTGTGCTAGGATAAAGGAGTCTTGTACCGGACACCTCCTCCGATTGTTCGGTCCTCCTGTTGGTTTGGGCATAAAAATAGGCTCCTCGAAAGAGGGGCCTTTTTTTACTTCGACAGGAAATTGTAAAGCCAAGATAATGTTGCTCCAACGCCAGAGGCAATTGCTACAACGGCTGTCCATGCTTTCTTGGCGCTTTGGATCTCAGTGTCTAGCGAGGAAATTCTTTCTTCGCTTTTTTGGGTGCGCCCGTTTAGCTTTGCTAGATGCTCTGAGATGTGAGCAAGGTGAACTCTGCTTTCAGCCGCTTCGACTCGAAGGTCAGAAAGGAGCTGTTCAATTTTTTCCATACTATGAATTGTATCGGCATACAGATATTTAGGGCATGATGGTGATGTGAATATAAGGAATGTCCTCGCCGGGGAATACACTCCTCAGCAGATTGACACAATCATCGCAAAAGCAAAGACGCTGCCATACCACGAGCAGCTTGAACTGGCAGAGCTTTTAACGAAATACGAGAAGTACCTCAAGGTGCAAACCTGCCAGAACAAGTTCTTAGACTTTGTGAAAGAGATGTGGCCTGCGTTTATTCCTGGTCGGCACCATGCAATCATGGCAGATGCCTTTGAGCGAGTAGCAGAAGGTAAATGCAAAAGATTGATAATTAACATGGCTCCTCGTCACGCCTTAAGCCTAGACACTAAAATCATAACGACAAAAGGTTGGAAGACGATTGCCGAAATTGAAGTTGGCGATATGGTGTTTCACCCAGACGGCAACCCAGTTGAGGTGACTGGAGTTTCTAATGTCTTTACTGATCGAGAGATTTATCGAGTGTCCACTGATGACGGGCGCTACGTTGATGTTGACGGAGAGCATCTTTGGACAGTTCGATTGAGTCGAAAGCACGGTGTCTTTCACACATATTCCACTGAAGATCTGTACAAAAGACAATCCGGCGCGATCCTCAAGACCAAGCGTGGAGGCGGGGTTTACATCAAGGAAACGGATTCCGATGGCAAGTCCATTAGGAATCCAATGCTCCCTGCTGTATCCCCTTTAAACATACAGGACGCTGAACTTCCGATTGATCCATATATGCTAGGCGTCTGGCTTGGAGACGGGCATAAGAACAATGGTGTCATCACGATGCACGATGAGGACCAGCGGGTACTCAGGCCGATTATTGAATCCAAGGGATACAAAACAACCGATCAATCTACTCGATTTACATTTGGCGTGTTAGGCCTGAAGGAGAAGCTCAGGTCAATTGAAGTTCTTGTCGATAAGCACATACCGGAACAGTACATCATGTCCAGCCCCGCACAAAAGATGGAACTTGTTAGGGGCCTGATGGACACAGATGGGAATGTGTCAAAAGCTGGTCAATGCTTTTTTGCCAACAAGAACAAAAGAATAATAGATTCATTCAGGATAATCCTGCACTCGTTGGGTATAAAAAATTCACTCTTAGAGCAAAGGGTGTTCTTGGATGGCAAGGATCACGGGTTGCATTACAAGGTTAGCTTTTATGCTAAAGATATATCTAAATTGCCAAGAAAGAACGACAGAGCAGTTGGTCATACAAAAACTATTGGCAGGTATATTAGTATCAAGAAGTTAAACTTGAAATCAGAAACCAGATGCATAAAGGTCAATAGAGAGGATGGGCTTTTCCTGGCAGGGGAAGGCATGATCCCAACCCACAACACAAAAAGCGAGTTTAGCTCTTATTTGCTTCCAGCGTGGTTCCTTGGTAAATACCCACACAAAAAAGTAATTCAAACAGCACATACTGCTGAATTAGCAGTTGGGTTTGGCAGAAAGGTCAGGAACTTAGTAGGTAGTCAACAATATCAATCAATTTTCTCTGGAGTCTCTTTGTCTTCAGATAGCAAGGCTGCTGGCAGGTGGAACACAAATAAGCAGGGCGAATACTTTGCAATAGGTGTTGGTGGTAGTGTGACGGGCAAAGGGTCGGATCTTTTAATCATAGATGACCCACATAGCGAACAAGAGGCTGCTATAGCAGCAACAAGCCCAGGTGTTTACGATAGCGTATACGAGTGGTATACGTCTGGCCCTCGTCAGCGTTTGCAACCTGGAGGCGCAATTATTCTCGTTATGACGAGGTGGTCTAAAAAGGATCTCTGTGGGCAGATCTTGAAGGCCGCATCGGAAAGAGACGGTGCAGATGAATGGGAAGTGATTGAGTTCCCGGCAATCATGCCTTCCGGCAATCCTCTGTGGCCTGAGTTCTGGCCTTTAGAAGAACTGGAAAAGATCAAGGCAGAATTGCCTGTTGCCAAGTGGAATGCTCAGTACCAGCAAAATCCTACCTCGGAAGAAGGGGCGCTGGTAAAGAGAGAGTGGTGGAAGATCTGGGATAAAGACGATCCCCCCAAGTGCGAGTACATTATCCAGTCCTGGGACACGGCGCTCACCAAGGGAACTCGGTCAGACTACAGCGCCTGTACTACATGGGGAGTGTTTTACGACAGAGATTCAGACGGCAAGCAAAGGGCAAACATCATCCTACTCAATGCTTATCAAGATAAACTTGAGTTCCCCGAACTCAAGCAAAAAGCCCTAGAGGAATACAAGTACTGGAAGCCAGATGCCTGCATTATCGAAGCAAAGGCTGCTGGCGCTCCTCTTGTCTTCGAGTTGAGGAAGATGGGCATCCCGGTACAGGATTACACTCCATCTAGAGGAAATGATAAGATAGTTCGCGTGAACGCTGTAAGCGACATATTTGCCTCTGGCTTTGTCTATGCGCCTCCATTGCGCTGGGCAGAAGAGGTAATAGAGCAGTTTGCATCGTTTCCTAATTCAGATCATGATGACCTTGTTGATAGCTCAACGCAGGCTTTGTTGAGGTTTAGGCAAGGTGGTTTTATTTCCACACAGAACGACGACGAAGAAGAATACGTTGTTCGCGCCAAAGCAGACTACTACTAAAACTTTATGTCTTTTAATCCCAATCAGTTAGCTACCATGGAAGAAGTTGATGATATTGTTGCCAAGTTAAATGCGGCTAATATTGGCGGCGGGGTTGCTAAAATCTATATCCCGCAATGGTCTGGCCCTTTTCCTGAGCCGGGAGACGGCAAGGCTCGTCAGTATTGCATCGAATACAACAATGGGTCTACCGGACACAATGTTGGATTGATTCGAGATACGATTAACAAGAACCCCGGTATGTGGCAGCAGATGCTTCAAGCTGATGCCATTCCGGCCAACACGGAAAACTAGGTACTCTTATGATCGACAAGCCTTTGGAAGAGATGGACCCCCTGCTTAGAGAAGAAGCGGAGGTTGAGATTGACATTGTAAATCCAGAGGCTGTCTCAATTGAAACTGAAGACGGTGGGATGATTATTGAGTTTGGCCCACCTGAGGAGGAAGGCGATAGCCTGAAAGACCTTCCTCACTCTGCCAACCTAGCAGAGCATCTGGACGACAATATCCTATCCAGCATCGGAACAAAAGTCCTCGATGTATACGAGGAGGACTTGAACTCCAGGCAGGATTGGGAACGCGCCTATAAAGAGGGCCTGGATTATCTAGGGGTAAAGACAGAGGATCGCAACAAGCCTTGGGCTGGCGCGTGTGGACTTTTCCACAACATGATTATGGAGGCCGCTGTTCGCTTCCAATCCAATGCCATCATGGAGATCTTCCCGGCCTCCGGTCCGGTCAAGACTCAGATCGTTGGAGAGGTAACCGAAGAAAAAGAAGATCAGGCTCTCCGAATCCAGACCGACATGAACTACCTGCTAACGCAGGATTTGAAAGACTATCGGCCTGAAACAGAGCGAATGCTGTTTGGTCTGGCGCTGTGCGGATCTGCTTTCAAGAAGATCTGCTTCGATCCTCTGACGGATATGCCCGATATCAAGTATGTCCCGGCGCAGGACTTCATTATGCCGTATGGGGCTACATCGCTTAAAACGGCAAGCAGGTATATCCATGTTCTTGCAAAGAACATAAACGAAGTAAAGAAGCTACAGTATACAGGGTTTTATCGGGAAGCAAGCATTCAACCTGATTACGACTCTAACTCTCAGCTTAAAGACAAGATCGACAAGATTAGCTACGAGTACAAGCAGGGTGACGAGGATATGGTCACGTTGCTTGAGGCCCACATTGATCTGGACATTGAAGGGCTGGAGCATACCGACGAAGACGGTGAGCCAACAGGAATCGCTCTTCCGTATGTTGTCACGGTAGACAAGTCTTCCGGCAAGGTACTTTCTGTCTATCGCAATTGGGACGAAAGCGATCCGAAGAAGAACAAGCTGATCTGGTTCTCGGCATACAACTATGTTCCTGGTATGGGTGCATACGGCTACGGCTTGATTCACCTCATCGGTGGAAACGCCAAAGCCTCTACCGCTATTTTGCGCCAGCTAATTGATTCTGGCACCCTGGCAAATCTTCCTGGCGGCTTGAAAGCAAAGGGGATGCGTGTTGCTGGAGACGATTCTCCAATTCAACCTGGGGAGTGGCGAGATGTAGACGTTGCGAATGGTGACATCGCTCGTTCGCTCTATCCCCTCCCGTACAAAGAACCTTCGCAGACTCTGTTCCAACTCTTGGGGAATGTCGTCGAAGATGGTCGCAGGCTGGCATCTATTGCTGATGCTGAGATTGGAGACGTTAATTCTCAGGCTCCAGTAGGGACAACGCTGGCAATTATGGAACGGGCGCTCAAGGTAATGAGCGCAATCCAGGCAAGGCTACACGCTTCCCTGCAAGACGAGTTTTCTATTCTGGTCCGGGTAATCCGCGATAGCGGATCGGATCGTTACAAGATTGATTTCGGAAAGATGGACGGGAGCAAACGCGATGACTTTAGTGATCGCATCGACGTTATCCCTGTATCTGATCCGAATGCGGCTACGATGTCGCAGCGGGTTATGCAGTATCAGGCTGCAATCCAGCTTGCTGCTCAAGCGCCGCAATTCTACGACCTGCCTGAGTTGCATCGGAAGATGCTGGAAGTCCTTGGCATTAAGGACGTTAAGAAGATTATTCCAGAGAAGATAGACGCTCCCCTACTCGACCCGCTCTCTGAGAATATCAACCTCACCAACATGAAGCCTGCAAAGGCTTATCAGGTGCAGGATCATGAGTCGCACATCAAAGCGCATATGGCGTATGTGCAATCTCCGTCCGTCCAACAACAGCTAGGACAGAATCCTCAGGCAAACGCAATCTTCGCTGCATTCATGGCGCATATCGCAGAACACGTTGGGTTTGCATATCGCGCCCAGATCGAACAGAAGCTCGGTATACCGCTTCCCGCGCCGGGAGAACCTATGCCTGGGGACATTGAATCGAACCTCAGCAAGGCCATTGCAGACGCATCTACGATGCTTCTACAGCAGGCGCAAGCGCAACAGCAGCAGCAACAGTTTCAGCAGCAAGCTCAAGATCCTGTTATGCAGCTTCAGCAGGCTGAGTTGCAGATCAAACAGGCTGAACTCCAGCAGAAAGCGCAAGAATCGCAGCAGAAAGCACAGTTGGAGATGGTCAAGAACCAGACGAAAGCGCAATTGGAGACGGCACGGATCCAGTCTCAAGCGCAAATGGCACAGCAAACCGCCGCAGTAAAGGCGCAACAGGTACAAAGCGAACTGGCGCTAGACAATCAGCGCCTGCAACTAGAAATTGAACGTCTCCAGAAGGATCGGCAGGAGTCCGAAGCCCGTATTCAGGCTGATATGCAGCGCATTCAGACCGAAAACGACATGGCAAAGGCTAAGATTGCTGAGATTCTGGCTCGAATGGATGCTATGGGAGGGTCGGTTGGACCTGAAGTCTAAATTTTTCCATCGAGTAGACGAACTTTCAGAGACGATTACCACCCATCTCGTCTCTGGCTCCTGCGCTGACTACGCAGAGTACAAGATGATGGTTGGCAAACTCGCTGGACTCCAGCAAATGCGCCAAGAGTTTCTAGAAACATGGAAACAAATGGTGCAAGAAGATGATGGAGACTGACGCAAACGCTGTTTAGCGCAAGGAATAGACAAAAAACAACAATGAATACACTACCAACTCCAGTTGGCTACAAAATCTTGGTGAAAATGCGAAAGGTTGTAGAGGAAAAGACGAAGTCTGGCCTCTATATCCCCGATCAAGCCAAGCAAGACGAGAACACTGCGTCTCTAATCGCTGAAGTATTGGCGCTTGGGACGGATGCTTACAAAGATCCGATCAAATATCCTAACGGGGCTTGGTGTTCCGTGGGCGATCACATCATTCTTCGCAGTTATTCCGGTACTCGCATTAAAATTGATGGAGAAGAGTACCGTCTCATCAACGACGACACGCCTGAGGCTGTTGTTCCTGATCCTGACAAGGTAGAGAGGGTCTAATGCTAGAAGAACGCATCGAATCTGATCTCGTTGTCCCTGGGCAGGAAGCAGAAGAGCGTGAGCCTGTCGCGGTAGAGGAAGATCTAGAGATTGAGGTAGTCGATGACACCCCTCCTGAGGATCGTCGTCCTCCTCGCAACGAAACAAGCGAACCGCAAGCGGCTGCTAGCGACGACGAAGAACTTAAAAACTATTCGGAAAGCGTACAAAAACGCATCAAGCGTCTAAAGTACGAGTTCCACGAAGAGCGCCGACAGAAAGAACGCGCCGCACGGGAAGCGCAAGAGGCATTGACGTATGCTTCTTCTCTTCAGCAGCAGATCGAGCAGTATCGCAGGAACTCTGAGGAAAACCAACGGGCGTTGATTCAAGTTTCTGCCAAGCAGAAGGGTTCAGACCTGGACGCCGCTAAACGGCTTCTTAAAGAAGCCTACGAGGCTGGTGATACGGACAAGATGGCAGCAGCACAGGAAGCCATCGCGGTACTTGCTAATGAAAAGCGAGTGCTGGAGTCCTATACACCACCATCTACGTCAAGTGTAAGCTATCTACAACCACAGGACACACAGCCTGTTGCGGCTCAACCTGCACAACCTCGGGTATCCGCTAAAGCTGTCCTCTGGAAAGAGGCAAATCCTTGGTTCGGCAGCGATATGGCTCTTACTGGGTACGCCATTGACGTTCACTCTAAGTTGGTGAACGCTGGAGTAGATCCTGAGAGCGACCAGTACTACGAAGCTATCGACAAGGCCGTGTATCAATTTCACCAAAACATCTCTGGTACGCAAGCTACAAGCCAAGCACCAGCACCAACACAAAACAAAGCCAAAAACGGAGTAGTCATTAGTTCGTCTAGAACGCCTAATGGACAGACCCGCACTAAAGTCCAGCTTACAGAGTCGGCTTTAGCTGTAGCCAAACGCTTGGGGATTACTCCTCAGCAGTACGCGAAAGAACTACTGAAACAGCAAAAGGAGATGCAGTAATGAAGCCGAATCGTGAAATGGAAACCCGCGAAGCAGAATCGCGCATTGAATCTTGGAAGCCGCCCTCGTTGTTGCCCGATCCTGCCCCCAGCCCTGATTGGGCTTTCCGGTGGGTACGGAAGTCGATTCGTGGTGAAGCCGATCCCTCTAATGTGTCCATGCGCCTTCGCGAAGGTTGGACTGTAGCACGGGCCGAAGATCACCCTGAGATTATGGCTGACATTATCTTGAACGAGTCGAAGAATGGCACTATCGAGATCGGTGGCCTCATTCTATGTAAAACGGCACGGCATATGGTTGAACAGCGCAATCGTTACTACGAGCAGATGACAGCCAAACAAGCCGATGCGGTAAACAACAACCTAATGAAGGAACAGGACAGCCGGATGCCTCTCTTCAGAGAATCCAAAACAACTGTTACCTTCGGAACAGGAAATTAGAGGATAACAATGGCTTCTACCGCTACTCCCTACGGCCTCGTTCCCTTTGAGTTGGCTGGCGCTGCTCTCCGTGGCGCTGCTCGGAAATTCCCGATTGGTGCTGATAACACCAATGCCATCTACTTTGGGTCCCCGGTCAGTTTGAACTCTGGCGTCATCACTGTGTGTGGCGCTACCCCTACCACCACTCGTAACGGAAATACTCCGGTTGGCATCTTTGTCGGCTGCGAGTATGTTGATGCTACGGGCCGTCCCACCTGGGCGCAGTACCTTCCGGCTTCTGCTACCACGGCTGGCCTCACCAAGATCTATGTGTACGTTGTTGACGATCCTCGGGTTGTCTTCAGGGTTCAGGGCAACGGCACCGTTGCCACCACGGATCTTGGCAAGAATGCTCCTTTGACTGCGGTCACTTCTGGTTCGACGGTTAGCGGCAACTCGACGGCTTCTTTGCTTGCCGCTTCGATTGCTACCACGAACACACTGGCTGTTAAGATCATCGGCTTTGTAGACTCGGTCTACTCTCAGCCGGGGGATGCTTATACCGATTGCCTTTGCATCTGGAACCAGGGCGTCCACGCCTACCAGAACGCTACGGGCGCGTAATCTAAGGGACAAGGAAAGGAGAATCAATCATGGCTATTACTCGTTCACAGATGTTGAAAGAGTTGGTTCCCGGCCTGAACGCCTTGTTCGGTCTGGAATACGCTCGGTACGGTGAAGAGCATAAAGAGATCTTCGAGATCACCTCTTCGGAACGTGCGTTTGAAGAAGAAGTGAAGCTGTCGGGTTTCGGCACTGCTCCGGTTAAGTCGGAAGGTGGTTCGATTGCCTACGACAACGCGCAGGAAGCCTACACCTCGCGCTATACCCACGAAACGATTGCTCTCGGCTTTGCGGTTACCGAAGAGGCGATGGAAGACAACCTGTATGTCGCCGTTGCCCAGCGGTATACGAAGGCTCTGGCTCGTGCGTTTGCGAACACCAAGCAGGTTAAGGGTGCGAATGTCCTGAACAACGGGTTCAACGCTTCCTACACTGGTGGTGACGGCAAGCGGCTGTTTGCTACCGATCACCCGCTCATCACGGGTGGCTCAAACTCCAATCGTCCTACGACTGGCGCTGACCTCAACGAGACTTCGCTTGAGGCTGCGATCATCCAGATCGCTGGGTGGACGGACGAGCGTGGTTTGCTGATTGCTGCCAAGCCGCGCAAGCTGGTTGTCCCGCCTGCTCTGATGTTCGTTGCGGAGCGCCTGTTGAAGTCGGTTCTTCGGACCAACACTGCCGACAACGACATCAACGCGATCTACAACCTGTCCTCGGTGCCGGAAGGCTATGCGGTCAACCACTATCTGACGGACACCAATGCTTGGTTCCTGAAGACGGACGTTCCGAATGGCCTGAAGATGTTCGAGCGCGTCAACCTCAAGACCTCGGCTGAAGGTGACTTCGAGACGGGCAATATGCGGTACAAGGGACGCGAGCGTTACAGCTTCGGGTGGTCTGATCCGCTGGGTATGTATGGTAGCCCCGGTGCTTCCTAGTACTCTGTAAACAAAATAGGGGGAGAGCGATCTCCCCCCTTACTCATAGCAAACTACCCTATCAGACTGGCTATGCAGACGTTCAAGAGACGGATAGGGAAAACTTCCTTGAAGGAGAATTATAATGGCTAACACTTCGTTTACTGGACCCGTACGAAGCCAGAATGGTTTCCAGGGCTATAGCAATGATTCCTCGAATGTATCGCTGACTCTTAGCGCCCAGGGTACTGGCGTTGTTCTCAGCACCTCTAGCGTTCCGTTCTTTCAGCTTACGGCTACTACTGTCACCACGGCTGCAGATGTAACCTATACCGCTGCTCAGTTGAAAACTGGATTGATTCTGCGTGACCCGAATGGCGGCGCTCGTGCCGATCTTTTCCCAACTGCTGCTTCTCTTCTTACTGCTGTTCCTGGTGCGATTGTTGGTACATCTTTTATCGTTACCATCCGCAATACTGCTGACGCTGCGGAAACGATTACGATGACGACCAACACGGGTCTTACCTTGAGCGGTACGATGACGATTGCTCAGAACGCGCAGAAAAGCTTCCTCGTCACCTTCACCGATGTAAGCACCGCTGCTGTGACGATTTACAGCATGGGTAGTGTGACGTTCTAAGGATGTCTCATGCCCAGCTTCAAGCGAACGCCTAGCGGTGGCATTGAATACCGGGGACACACGTTCCCCGGTTTCAACAAGCCGATTAAATCCTCGAAGCCTGAAAAGAAGAAGATGGTCCTGGCAAAAGAAGGAGATCAGGTAAAGCTGGTCCACTTTGGTGATGCCAAGATGGGACACAACTATTCTGCTGCGGCGCGTAAGAGTTATATGGCTCGTAGCGCCGGGATTAAAGGCAAGGACTCCAAGCTGTCGGCTAACTATTGGTCGAGAAAGGTATTGTGGGCTGGCCCTAGCGGAAGCAAGAAAGCTCCTCCTGCCAGTCAAAAGGTGAAGCGATATGACTAGCGATCTTCAGTGCAAAAAGATGACTGCGACTGGCGTTGTATTTGATGGCCCTGGAAGGGTTGTCACGATCTTCGCTCATACGGCTCAGGCTGGATCTATTCAACTTAAAGATGGTGGCTCTGGTGGAACTGTTTTAATCGACATCTCACTTCCTAATAACGCAACTACATCTATACCTCTTGGTGGAAATGGAGTTCGATTTAAGACGAACATCTATCTTTCTGCTACGAACATTGATGCAGTTACAGTTTGCTGGGGTTAATATGAAAGGCCAGATGAAGATGTCGATGCAGCAGCAGGGCAAGGTTGGTAAGGTCATGCACGAGTTCAAAGCTGGCAAGCTGAAGTCCTCGTCAGGCCAAAAGGTAACCAATCCCAAGCAAGGCATTGCAATTGCCTTGTCTGAAGCTAGGAGCATGAAAAAGAAATGATGGGACGATTCTCTATGTCTAAGCAGGTCAGCACTCCTTCGATGTCGAAGAAAACTGGCAAGGCTGTAAAGGCGCAGACTCCTGGGATGTATCCTAAGGCAGTTGTTTCTCGAAAGGTATCGAGTATGAACACGCCAAAGATGGGTATGCGTAAGATGGGTATGCTCAAGATGGGTACGCCTAAAATGAAGAAAGGATTCTAATGTCCTACACTAAGCCTCAGCTTCGAGAGCGTATCAAGTCGCAGGTAATGTCATCCGGTAAGGGTGGCAAGCCTGGACAGTGGTCTGCGCGTAAAGCGCAGCTAGTCGCTCAGAAGTATGAGGCTGCTGGTGGAGGGTACTCTGGATCGAAGTCTAGCAGCCAGAAGAGCCTTTCTAAATGGACAAAGGAAGAGTGGACTACCAAGAGCGGTAAGCCTTCTACGCAAGGCCCTAAGGCTACTGGAGAGCGTTACCTTCCCAAGAAGGCGATTCAGGCTATGCCTGCTGGCGTCTACGCTGCCTCTACGAAGGCGAAGAAGGAAGCAAGCTCTCAGGGTAAGCAGTTCTCTAGTCAGCCTGAGAGCGCCAAGAAGATCGCTAAGAGGTTCCGGTAATGGCTACATCTGGTACGGCAAATTGGAACATCAACATCCTCGACATTATCGAGGAAGCCTACGAACGAATTGGCGTAGAGGTTAAGGGTGGCTACGAGATTAGGACTGCGCGTAGGAGTCTTAACCTTCTCTCGATGGAGTGGGCGAATCGAGGATTGAATCTGTGGTGCGTAGAGGCAGGAACGCTGTCGCTGACTCCTGGCACCGCAACGTACAATCTTCCTGACGATACGATTGACATTCTGGAAGGAGTGATTCGGACGTATGCAGGTCAGCAGAACAATCAGACTGATATTGCGATTACCCGGATCTCTTTCGTTACCTACAATACGTTGCCTAACAAGCTGGTGCAAGGTACTCCGATTCAGTACTACGTTGCCAGGGATACAACGACTCCTGAAATTACGTTCTGGCAGGTGCCGGACAATACGATCTCTCGACAGTTTGTTTACTACAGGTTGCGGCGTCAGCAGGATGTAGGGCAGAACGCTAACAACAACATGGACGTGCCGTTTCGGTTTGTCCCTGCGATGATCTCTGGTCTTGCTTATCACCTTGCTTCTAAGAGGCCGGAAGCATTTGCTCGTATGCCTGAGTTGAAGGCGCTGTACGAGGAAGAGTTCCAACGTGCGGCTGACGAAGACCGTCAACGGTCTGCGGTTATGCTGGTGCCGGGAGGATACGGCTGGTAATGTTTGCTTCCGGTAAACACGCAATTGCAATGTGCGACATCTGCGCTAGGCAGATCAAGTACACTGCTCTAAAGAAGTACATATACAACGAAAGATGGAATGGACTTCTTGTTTGCGAAGAGTGTTTTGACATAGACAATCCTCAGCTTCAGATCGGCAAGTACGTTAGAGGCGAAGCGATTGCTCTTAACAACCCCAGGACTGCGTCTCAACAGAACCCTCCTACCAGAGCGTACTTCGGTTGGAATCCAGTGTTACCTAACAAGATCTATGTCAATTTAGGTAGTGTTAAAGTTTCTATCAGTTGAGGATTGATATGAAGAAGTTTAAGAAAGAAAATAAGGTTGTAAGGGCGCAGGCGGGGATATTAGTACCGTCCTCAAATGAATCTGGCACTTCCACTCAGCCAAGTAGATTAGTTATCTCCCCGGTAGTGCCTAACCCATATGTAGACCCAATGCAGAGTCTTGTCTCGAAGAAGTTTATGGCAGATATGTATGGCGGCGAGATTGATGAAGCATACAAATGGCTAACCGGGAAAAGCGAAAACCTTCCTTTTGGGGTCAAGTCTCTAGCTGATATAAACCGGGCGTTGTTGCCAGGGGTCGTAAGTCAATCTGACGTAAACAAGGGAATGGCTGATATCGCTGAAATTGTTCGCAGTGGGAAGAGTCCGTCTAGTATTGGCGTGATTAAACCCTCTAGGGTTATCGAAGAACCGACTGCCGATGTGGATAAGTCTAAACAAAAAGAGACTTTACCTTTAAAAAAAGAATCCACTGCTCCTACTATTCCAGTAAAGCGTACTTTGGCCCCGCAATCTAATAAGCCTGTTGCTCTTTCTTCCAAGAAAGCTGTTTCGGAGCCTAAAAAATATATTCCTCGTGGTATGACAAATGCAATGGATCAGTATAGGAAAGCAACTTCTGCTTTGGAGATGCCTCCACCTTTAATGGCTAATGCTCCAGCGCCGAATGTTCCGATGGCCCCATCTGTCGATCTTTCCAAGCTGGCTGGAGAGATTCCTAAAACCAAGTCTGGCATGAAGAAGTTTATGGACGAGTACGGCAAGTTCATCGCTCTTGGCGCTATGGCTGGCGCTGGAGGGAAAGGTGGGCAGATCGCTGCTCCTATCATCGCTGCCCTGCCTGGGCTGATTGAGATGACGAAGAAGAAGAAGAAACCTCAATTCGATGAAAAGCCAACGACTGCTCCCGTCGTTCCAACTAAGGCGGCGCATGGTGGATCTATGAAGAAGTCTTCCGGGGGTGAACCTCCGAAGAAAAGCGAAGGCGGCGCTATCCGCAAATTCAAAGGAGGTTCCATGAAAGGGAACACGATGGACAGTACGCTCACCCCGAAGTACGCGAAGGGTGGTGATATGCCCAAGGGTATGTCGAAAGGCAAGATGGGCAAGGCTGCTGGCGAGATGCCTCAGCACAAGAAGATGGCGATGGGTAAGCCTACCCCGCAGAGCATGGGGCAGAAGTTCGCTAAGGGCGGCGCTGCCAAGTATGCTAGCGGCGGGATGTGCAAAGGCTACGGGATCGCCAAGAAGATCCGCCCGACTGGGCCGATGAACTAATCTAGAAGTAGACCATCATGACATACGCTGAACTCAAGCAGCAGATCCAGGACTACGTTCAATCGGACGAAACCACGTTCCTTGCGAATCTGGATTCTATCATTCAGCTTGCAGAGCAGCGTATCAACAGAGATGTGAAGTCGCCAGATTCTCGCGTTACCACTACCGGGAATCTGGTGACCCAAACAATCACCACCCTCAGTGATTTCGTAATGCCTCTCAGTCTTTTCGTGAACGTCGATGGCGTTCAGACTGGAATGCTTCTGAAGGAGGTTTCCTACCTAACGGAAGCGTATGGCGTAACGGAACAATCCGCTGGGTCTTCAGGGAAGCCAGCATACTATGCAATTGAAAGATCTTCAACAGCAGGCACATACATTCTAGTTGCGCCTTCTCCTGATACAACATACACATACACCCTTTACTACTACCGCACGCCAGACACAATAGTAAGTGTTAATTTAAATAATTCAACATGGGTTAGCACATACTTCCCTCAAGTGTTGCTCTACGGGTGCCTTGTTGAAGCCTATTCCTTCTTGAAGGGTGAGCCTCAAATGCAGCAGCAGTACGAGAAGCTGTATCAGCTTGGGCTGATTGAATTGAAGAACGTCTGTGAAGACGAGCAGAGAATGGACAACTACAGGAACCCTGACAGCAAAAGGAATATCGGCTAATGGCATTCACAGGCAGTTATGTAACCAACTCGTTTAAGGAGCAACTGCTCCTTGCTGTACACGATTTCTCTACGGATGTCATCAAGATCGCACTGTATACAGACTCTGCGACTATCGACAACACTACGACTGCCTACAGCGCCACGAACGAAGTATCCGGCACGGGATATACCGCTGGAGGGAAGACGTTAACCGCTACCGTTACTCCTGACGGGATCTATACGATCCTCGACTTTGCCGATATAAGCTGGACTTCTGCTTCGTTTACTTGCCGGGGCGCTCTTGTGTACAACTCTTCCAAATCCAACAAGTCTATTTTTGTCCTAGACTTCGGCACCAACAAGACTGTCTCTTCCGGTACGTTGACAATCCAATTCCCTACCGCAAACTCCAATACTGCAATTGCAGTGATTAGCTCTGTAACGAACTAATATGCCCTCTACATATACTTCTAATAACAAGATCCAAAAGATTGCAACAGGTGAACAGTCTGGTACTTGGGGCAATACTACCAACACGAACTTCGATTTGTTCGATACAGCGATTGATGGGTTTGTTGCTGTTGCATTGACGGGGACAACGCATACCTTAAACATTCCTGACGGTACTGCTGCCGATGGAAGAAACAAGGTAATCAGCTTTACGGGTGCGCTTGCTGCTGCGAATACGGTTAGCATTACGCCGAACACGGTTAAGAAGCATTACTTTGTCCAGAACAATACGACAGGTGGGCAGAACGTCATCATCTCGCAGGGATCTGGCTCTACCGTTACGATCAAACCTGGGTACTCGTCGATTGTTTATCTTAACGGTGCAGGGTCGGGTGCTTCCGCTAAAGAGGTCTTAACCAGTCTAAAGCTGACTGCTTTGTTGGAGGCTACAGGAGTTGTGTTTGTTGGCTCTAGCAGCGGCAACACGACGTTGCAGGCGAATGCTACGGCCTCAGGTACCCTTACTCTTCCCGCCGCAACAGACACGCTTGTAGGCAAGGCTACGACCGATACGTTTACGAACAAGACGCTTGATACTGCGGGTGCTGGAAACGTCTTGCGGATCAACGGTACGCAGGTTAGTGCTGTAACGGGTACGGGTTCTGTCGTTCTTGCTACCTCCCCCACGTTGGTTACCCCGCTACTGGGTACGCCAACTTCAGGGACTCTTACTAATTGCACAGGTCTTCCGATCTCTTCCGGTGTGTCTGGGCTTGGCACTAATGTCGCTACGTTTCTAGCTACACCTTCGAGCGCCAATCTTGCAAGCGCCGTAACGGATGAGACGGGTAGCGGTGCATTGGTATTCGCCAATACTCCTGTACTGGTGACTCCGGTTCTTGGCACTCCGACCTCTGGCACACTGACGAACTGTACGGGTTTGCCGATTAGCACGGGTGTCTCTGGCCTTGGGTCTAATGTTGCTACGTTCCTTGCTACCCCTTCTAGCGCGAATCTGGCTTCTGCGGTAACGGACGAGACGGGTAGCGGGGCGCTTGTGTTTGGCACATCGCCTACGATTGCGACTCCTACGATTACGACGAGCGCAACTGTACCGCTTGTTATCGGCGGCACAGGAACCACCTCTACTCTTACCCTGCGGTCCACCTCTGGCGTTGGCACGACTGGCGCGGATATTATCTTCCAGGCGGGAAACAACGGCGCTTCGGAAATTATGCGGCTGCTGAACGGCGGGAGTGTGCTGATAAACAAAGCAAGCACCGATAGCCCAGCGAACAAACTGGACGTGCAATCGACGAGCGTGCGGTTTTATTCGGGCGGATCGACAACTGACACCAATTGCCATGTGGGCAACTCCAATGTTGCAGGCGGTCAGGGTGGATTCATTACGTTCCACGCAAGTGCCGCTACGCCGTATCTGTCGATTAATGCGCTTTCCCAAGGAGTGGCTTGGAGGAATATAGCACTTGCGCCATCTGGCGGCAGGGTAGCGATTAATACTACCGATCCGAAGGAAGTTTTATCTGTTTCTGGTGGCTATTCTGCGATCGGTCAAACGAATCCAGACAATGCGACTAACGAAAAGCATTGGCGAATGCAAGTGCATACTGTCAACCGTTCGTGGATGCTTCAGACGGTGAACGATGCATATAATGCCGCTGCAACGCCGATTGAAGTGGTGCGAAATTCTGCAAACTACACCATTGAAAAGATATTACTCGTTCAGGACGGCGGCAACGTCGGTATTGGAACGGCGAGTCCTGCGACAGAATCAACTAACGCAAAGCTGGCTGTAGTTGGGTCGTTGAATCAATCTGCCAGTACGCTTGCCACCTCAAATTCAAACGCTGGCTTCACGGTTCGTGCCAATGCTTCCAGCGGATATCAGTTAGCAGTCGGCGCTACGAGCGTAGATGGGTCGCCGTATATTCAGGGTGTGAATTTTAACGGTGGCGCGGTGCCGTCAAATTTAACTTTGCAAGGTTACGGCGGCAACGTCGGTATTGGAACGGCGAGTCCTGGTAGATTACTTGATGTAAGAGGATTGAGTGCGTTCAGTGATGGTACGCAGGGATTGATCCTGGGTCCTTATACAGGTGGTTCTGGATATAGTGCGATCTATAATTTTGGGACAACTCCAGGTTCCGCGAATTATTTATTTGCTAGTAGTACTTCTGAGACGATTCTGAATAATGCAACAAGATTAGTGTTTGCGATTGGCGCTATCGAGAGGATGCGTATGGACTCTAGTGGCAATGTCCTAATCGGATACACCACTTCAAATGGATCGTACCTGCTTCAAGTCAACAGCCAGATCTTCGCTACCAACGCCACAATCGCTACCTCTGACGGGCGATACAAAGAGAACATTTCCCCAATCAAGTCTGGACTGGGTGTGGTCGGGAAGCTCAATCCCGTATCGTTTACCTGGAAGCAGCATGAGATTCACAATTTTGACAGTGGTACTCAGGTTGGCTTTATCGCCCAGGATGTCCAGGCGGCGCTAGCCGACGAGCCGTACCTTGAATCCGTTGTGAAGAGCAATGAAGTTGAGCTAAAAGACGGAACCAAGGAAGAATTCTACGGGCTATCTGACGCCAAACTGATCCCCATTCTGGTCAAAGCTATCCAGGAACTCAAAGCAGAGATCGACATTTTGAAAGCAAGGAACTAAACATGGCAATTACTTACGATTGGATCTTCAACCCCCTCACCGTCAAGCCCGTAGAAGGCTCTTTGACGGATGTGGTTATCACTGTTGATTGGCGGCGCTATGCTGTCGATGGAAACTACTACGCTAGTAGCGTATATGGTCAGGTTTCCCTTGGCCCCCCGAACCCTAGCGATTACACTGCATTCGCAGACCTGACGAAAGCGCAGGTACAGGGATGGGTAGTTGCTTCTTTAACCCAGCCTGTTGTCGATCAGTACGATGCAAGTCTGGCGCAAAACATTGCAGATCAAAAGAATCCTCCGACGATTCCTTTACCTCCACCTTGGGAATAAGCTATGGCAAAGCCTCAATCTGATTTGATCTCTAAGCTGCTGCACGGCGTGACGGCAGCGCATATGTTGCATCTCCAGGCTAAAGGCCCTGGGAGCTTTGCAGCGCACAAGGCATTGGGAAACCTTTACGAAGAGCTTGGAGAATTGACGGATTCTCTAGCGGAAGAGTGCATGGGAGTGCATGGAGTGATTGACTCCTTCCCGGCTGAGAAGTTTACTCCTCCGAAGAACGCTGTTGATTTCGTAGAGGAACTGTATCGTTACGTCACGAACAATCGTAGCCAAATCGGTAGCGAAAGCCACTTGCAGAATACCGTAGACAGCATTCTGTCTCTTCTTGCTTCTACCCTTTACAAGCTAAAGAATCTTTCTTAGGAGTCTTATGTCCTTCAAGTCTTTTGCGAAGAAGCTGTTCTCTCGTAGTGCTGCTACCAAGTTCTTGGATTATGTGTCTGTCGTCTATCCGATTGTCGAAATTGCTGCGGTGTATACCCCAAACAAGTTTGACGATGAGATCATCGTTCTTGCAAAGCAGTGGGGAGTGCAAGCGATGTTGGACGGATCCAAGAGCAAGGGAGAAGTGATAAAGGACATTGCTATCCAGCAGGCGCAACGGCGTCTTCCTCAGGTGCCGAAGGAAATTATTGGTCGCGCCGTGGAAGTAGCGTATCAGCAGATGAAGGCAGTAGCCAAGCTGTAGTAGTAGAATGTAGAGTATGAATCCAGATCAATTCATCTACATTGACAACGAACGAGTATTCATGAGTGAGCTAAATGATCGTCAGAAGTACTTGGTGTCTCAGATTTCTGACCTTCAGGCAAAGCTGACGCAAGTTCAGTTTAGCGCCGATCAGTTGAATGTGGCGCTGAAGTTCTTCTCTGAGGAACTGAAGCAAAGCCGAAAGAAAGAAGAGCTTGAACCTGTAGTTGCCTAATGTATGCCTCTGGTAAAAATCCAACCTAAACCTGGGATCGTCAAGGACGTTACCGAATACTCTTCTGAAGGGTCTTGGTACGACTCAGACAAGATTAGGTTTAGGCTGGGTTTCCCGGAGGTGATTGGTGGATGGCAGGCATATGCAGATGCTGAAACCATCTACGGTACTTGCAGGTCGATGATTCAATGGACCTCTCTCTCGCTAGAGAGGTTTATTGGTTTAGGAACAAACCAGAAGTATTACATCGAAGCTGGTCAATACATTAACGACATCACCCCGATTAGGGCAACGATTGCTTTAGGGAGCAATCCTTTCCAGACGCAGGAAGTAGGCACCGGGAAGATGAAGGTGACAACTCCTACGGGTCACGATGCAATCGAATTCGATTGGGTAACCTTCTCTGGCGCTACTGGATTTGACGGCTTTACAGCAGATCAGTTGAATGTAGAAGTACAGATAACTGAGATTATTGACGCCACCAATTTCTACGTTGTTTTCCCTGCTGGCGCTACGATTACTCCCTCTACTTCTGGAGGTGGTGCTAGCGTCAGTGCTGCTTTCCAGATCAATGTTGGCTTGAACACTCAAGTCTATGCAACTGGATGGGGATCAGGCCCTTGGGGTCGTGGCCCTTGGGGTAGCGCATTTGCGCCAATCAGTCCTACGGATAATCTTAGGTTTTGGTCGAACTCTAACTACGGTCAGGACTTGGTTATCAACCCCAGGTATGGAGACATCTACTACTGGACTGCTAGCGGGGTTGACCCTCTTAATACGAGAGCGGTGTCTTTATCCTCTATTGCTGGCGCTAACGATGCGCCTACGGTAGCGTCTCAGGTACTTGTCTCTGACGTTGACAGGCATTTGATTGCCTTCGGATGCAACGAGATAGGGTCTTCAAGCCAGAACCTTTTGCTGGTTCGTTGGTCTTCCCAGGAAGATTATCTGGACTGGGAACCCAGGACGGACAACACTGCTGGAGGTTTCACCATCTCCAACGGTTCTGAGATCGTTTCTGCTATTCCTACCCAACAGCAGATCCTTGTCTTTACGGACAAGGCGCTGTTTGCGATGGCATATACGGGACCGCCCTACACCTTTAGCTTCACCCGGATTGGCGAGTCTGTCTCGATTATCGGGCCTAAGGCTGGCGTAGACGCCAGAGGCACAGTGTACTGGATGGACAACAACAACTTCTATATGTACAGCGGAAGTGTTGTTAAGATGCAGTGTCCTGTGTTGAGCTATGTGTTCTCAGACTTGGAATGGTCGCAGAAGCAGAAGGTAGCTGCTGGAGTAAACGCTCAGTTCAATGAGATCTACTGGTGGTATCCCAGTGTTACAGATGGAACTGGAGAGAATAGTCGATACGTTTGCTATAACTACGTTGAGAACCTGTGGACGATAGGAACGATGGATCGTACTGCATGGTTGGATCTGGCTACGGATGGATTTCCTATTGGCGCTATGCCGAATGGAGATTTAACAGAGAAGAATACTACGACTAGCCTCTACCAGCACGAGTACGGATATACTGCTGATGGATCTAACATTGTTGCTCACGTTACCTCTGGCCCTATCGACATCGAAGATGGGGAGCAGTTCTCCTTCATCAGCAGGATTATCCCTGACGTCCAGTTTGTTACCGATCCAAGGGTGAGTGCTGCTGGAATTACGAAGAAGGTGAATGTGCAGGTGTACGGTGTCAATTATCCGATGAGCCAATCAGGGTATCAGACAAACACTGTGCTTGTGCAGGGAGAGATCCCAACTTCTACGCAGAAGAATTTGCGTATTCGGGCGCGACAGATTGTATTGAAGGCAGAGTCTTTCACAGGTGGAGATCCTGTGTACAAGTGGAGACTTGGGTCTAACCGTCTTCAGATTCAACCGGACGGCATGAAATGAACCGCAACACTCCAATACAGACGCTCCCCAAGCCTCCATCAGAATACGATCAGACATACTTCGACTCTCTTGTTAAGAACCTTGGAATCCACATATACAATCAACGGGTTCCTGGAGAAATGGTTGGAGCATCCATCATGCTCCTGCAATGCCCACGAAGTGGATATGGGCTTAGGGATGGCATGGTGTGGGCAGATGGAGATGGCGTATTAAGGATTGTCGTGCAAGGACAAGTGTTCGCACCAACAAACAAGATAAAGATTAAACTGGGTACGGTGACAGTAACGACATGAGCAAAGGTATTGCGTCTCTTGCAAAGCAGGTTGCTTCGGAAGGCAGGGGTGGAGATTCCACCCTTTTGCATATTCACCCTAGCGAATTAGCTGGGATCGAAGCGATCCTTCGACAGTTGGACCCGGATGTAAAGATCACCCTTAACCCGGAGACGGGGATGTACGAGGCGTTCTCGCTAAAGAAGTTGTTGGGCGCGATAGGGCTGGGCGCTGCTTAAAGCTGCTGCTGCTGGTGCGGGTAAAGCTGCTACTGCTTCCGGCCTTAGCAAGTTTCTTGGTTCTGTAGCTGTCCCTGCTCTCGTTAGTAGTGCTGCTAGTCAAGGAGTCGGTGCTTTAATGCCTGATCCTAAAAACAAAGGGCAGCAAATTATGAGCGATGTAGCCAACTACAAACAGAATCTCTTCGCACCAGACTATGCTCGTCAGCGATTTGCTATCTCTGGTCCTTCTGTTGTTCCTATTTACGGACAGCCTCAACAGCAACAGCCTGTACAGCAAGGCCCTCAGCCTCAAGGGATTGTTTCAACTCTAGGCATGGGGACTCCGTCATTAAATCCTCCCGACGAAGAAGAGGATGCAATCCGTTCCGCGCAAGGTGGCAAGCTGGAGCCTGAAGAAGAGAAGGCGCAGAAGATTATCCGCGATGCGATGGATGCGATTCGAGGAGAGGGCGCAGACCCTGAAGGCGCATTGAATACCTATATTGCTTACTACGGCAAGGACGCCCTACAGGATCTCTACAAGCGGATGTCCGGGGAAGAAGAGGAAGTTCCAGAAGAAGAGGAATACACCCCTCCTGAGGGCATGATAAAGGGTCCGGGCAACGGCATGGACGACATGGCTACCGCTCGTATGGCACGAGGGGGGCAGAAGGTTCTCCTGTCGAACGATGAATTTATTATTCCTGCTGATGTTGTCTCCGGGTTAGGAGATGGAAGCAGCGAAGCTGGTGCAAGGAAACTGTACGCGATGATGGATCGAGTGCGGAAGGATCGTACCGGAACAACGAAACAACCTGGAAAGGTAAAGGACAGCAGGGTACTTCCTGCATAGGAGCAGATATGGCAGATCCACTTCAGACTAACGTAGAAAATCGGGATATTCCTGAGTATCTAAGGGATTACCGTGCTGCTCTCCTTAACGCAGCGTTTGGCTCTGTTTTTACGGTGCCTTACCTGCGTCAGCAGTTTACCAAAGGGCAGTTCTCTCAATTGACTGACCAACCTTCTACTACTGCTGCTACCACTGATCAACCACCAAGCGGTGGTGGCGGCACCCCTCCAGACAACACTCGCACCGGAGAATCTCCAGATCAGCAGGGGATTGCCGCTGCTCTTAAGTCTTCTCGCTCTCGCTTGCCTAATCTCTTAGGGATGGTCTACGATCCGAAGACTCGTACCTATATCCCTGAGGCGTATCAGTTTATAACATCCACAAGGATGAAAAGTGGAGGTTCTCCTGATGACGAGTTTGAACAGCTCTTGGAAAAGTATGAAAAGATCAGGAAGAATATTCCTGTTGGGTTGACGGCTGACAACAAAAGCACCAGTACTGGTTCTGCCAATACTTATACTGGTTCCGTCATTAGTCCTGGCAGCATTAACCCATTTGGTCGTCACACCGCTCCATTTGTAAATGCTTCTTACACTACCGACACCTTATTTGATCCTAATTTGAATAGGTTTAATCCTGCTCCTGATATTAGCCGTGGCCCAACGGTTAATATCGGCACTGACGTTACTCCTCCTAGTGGTGGAGGTGGTACCGGAGGTGGTACCGGAGGCGGCACCGGAGGTGGTGGTAATACTGGAGGCGTTAGACCTGGAGGTGGCACGGGTAGCGGTGGGACTGGAGTTGGTGGAGGAGTAGGTGTAGGTGTTGGTGGTGGAGGAAGTCAGAACTATCGTATTCCTCTTGGCTCTACGGCTCCTCTTACTCCAATCTATTCTCCCGGCCTTGCTGGAACAAAAGAGTCGCCAGCGGGGTATAACCCTGCACAGTATGCTACCGATGCTCAAGCGCAGGGCATTGCAAAGCTTCTGGGCGGCACTACGGCTGCGACGAATGTCGGTGGACCCAATGCCCCTCCCTCTCAGAATCTAATCAACCTGGGCGGCTCTGATGCGTTTAATGCAGGGCTGGTACAGCAGCGTCTTCGGCCTGGGCAAACTCCTAGCGAGATGACTATGTCTCTTCAGATGATGAAAGACGAGGTTGCTCGTTCCGGGGGG